GGCGTTGTACTCATCCTTCATTGACAACGATCGACCCTGAACTGCAACTACATTATCCTTCTTGTCGAAGAAAGGAATAACGAGTCGTGGTTCTGGTCCAGTTGTCTTTGAGGGATTGAACTCTGGGTCTACCAACTTCATGTAAGCATAGAAGTTTTCTGTGAAGTACAACATATTGTAGAACTTCTTCGGGATCTTTCTCATGTCCACGAACTGTCGGCAGATGTGATCTTCAGGAAGATCCTTCACGCACTTCAGTGGTTTGAGTAGATTATGCTTTGGTTTGAACTTTGGTTTGCTGAACATCGAATTCATTTCACTTTCAGATATTTTATTTCTTTTTGTTCCGTTTTTTTCTTTCCATAATTCTACAGAATATTCTTTCTTTAAATTACAATCAACCTTATCTAAAAATCCAAAAATATCAGAAGAATAACCACAGTTATGACACTTAACAAAATATTTATTTTTGCTTTCATAAAAATAAAATCTTGCTTTACTTTTATTCTTCTGTGAATCTCCACATATAGGACAACGACAATTTGCAAGATTACCTTTGGCCCACTTGAATTTATCTAATCGATCAGAAATTATATTAATATATTTTTTATCTATAAATGCAGTCATTATTATTTCCAAGAAGACAAATCTTGCTTCTTAAATTTATCATTGAATGTAATATCATACCCAGACGCTGCTTTTTCTTCGGTGCTCTGGTTAGAATTAACAATACCATTCTGTTCTTCGACATCGACATCATATAGTTTCATTTTTCCTCGATTTATACCAAGAACAAACTTACGGTTTTTTGCTGGATCATTATAACGATTTTTTAATTGTTTAACCATAATTTGATCTCGCTCCTCTAACTCCTCAGTGGAAATAAGAGCAAACATTAAATCTGCAGTCTGGGGAAGACCAAAAGATTCACTAGTATCTTCCAAACCCATATCTGAATTATTAAATCCAGAACGGTTAACCTGTGTCGCAGAGAAAATAGGAACATTTTGTTCGATTGCAAGACCCCTGAGTTCTTCAGCAATTGCCTTGACAAAAGTATATGAGTTTACTGCACCATTATTTTTTAGTCGTGATGAATTACAGATATTAAGGTAATCAATAAAAATAATATCAGGCTTAAACTTTTTCTTGAGCCACAATTCATCCAGTAGATTTCTGAAGTGTGTTGCCCCTGCAGATGCAGTTGGATATTCTTTAATAATTAACTTACCTTTAACATGATTTGAGATTTTTTCTAACTTACTCTTATACATTTCTTTTGGAAGAGCACCAATTTCATCAATCTTCATATCAAAAAGATTTGCATCAATCCGTTCTGCAATTCTTTCTTCTGCCATTTCGCATGTTATATACAAAACATTTTGGTTTTGGGATAAACATGCAGCAGCATGATGACACAGGAAAAGGGACTTACCAACTCCCGTACCAGCCATAACAATGTTCAGAGTTTTCTGGGGTGTGCCACCACCAGTAATTCTGTTCATATAATCTAGATCAAAACCAATTTTTGTTTCTACTTGGTTGTAGAATTCGAATCTTTGTTCTGAGTCTTCGATGTAGTCGTGTCCGATGTGGGCGTCGAAAGAGACTGCGAGGGCGTCCGAAAGGATACTTGGGATTGCATTCTCTGTTTTTGACTTCGATTTACCGTCAATGATGTGGATCGATTCCATGATCGCATTGTATATAGACCTTTCTTTGCAGTAATTTTCAGTTTCGTTTACCAACCACTCTTGGTCTGTTTTTTCATCTATCTCAAGTGAGTCAACTAGATTTTTACATGATATGAATGCACCATCGTTTAATTCACCTACTTTATCTAGACATATCATAATTGCATCTTTTGTTGGAGTGGTATTATATTCCTTAATAAAACCAGAAACAATCTTGAATATAATCTTGTCTGAATTATCTTCGAAGTATTCCTCAGATAAAAACGGGGCAACTCTTCGTGAAAAAGAGTCGTTATAAGCCAAGTTTGATAAAATCAATCTTGATAAATCACTCATCAGTATCTTCTACTTTCAGTTCGCCGTACTTAAATTCCTTGGACGCAGCATCATTCAACTGCTTCATCATTTCTTCGGTAAAATATTTCTTTGGTTCTTTATAGACATGCTTCTCAAACACTTTACTTCCATCTGGAAATTCGTATCTAGTAGAAACCTTCTTTACTATACCATACTTTTCAGCAAGAGTCAATAGTCCATAGTATTCATCAAGACCCTTATCATAATGAAGCATTACATCAACCATAGAATTTTCTTTTGTCAATCTAGACTTATACAATTTACAGTGAACAATATTACCAATTACATCAGTTCCATCTTTAACTTTCTTTTTGGAAAGATAGACGATCGTTGATGCTGCATACTTTAGACCGGCACCACCGCTCATTTCTTTAGTTGGGAACATAGAACCAACTGAAGCATAAGTATGATTAGTCATGATCATGGGAATACCTGCAGCACCTAGTTTAAGAGTCAAAACTCTAAATGTTGCTTTGATAACTTGAGCACGGGTCATGTCTCGTGTATCTTTACCATCTGCAGTATCTGTCATTTCCTTAGTAGTAGAAAGCATACCAAGTGAATCTAATACAATCATCATGGGCTTCTTGTCTTTACTATCGTTATACTTATCGACAATATTAATTGCTTGATGTCTAAATTCTTCTACTGTAGAAACAGGCATTACCGCAACACGTTTGGGATCAATTCCCCTACCCTTAATCATATCCGATGTTACTGCTTGCTCAGAATCAAAATAAAGCACAACCCCATCAGGACGATCACGCAAAAATTTAGAAACGATTCCAAGGGTAAAATATGTCTTTCCTGTGGTGCTTTCGCCAGCAATAGCAGTGATTTTATTATCTGGTATCCCTCCATAAATAGACCCACTAAGAATAGCATTAAAAATATAACAACCAGTATCGACGAATCCGTCGATGTCAGCGCCTGCCAATCCCTGATCAACGATACTTGCATACTTATTTCCTGACTCTTTAATTAGGTCGTTCAAAAATTCCATTTATTCTCCTATCCAAATAGTTCTTCTAGTGTACTAACTTTTTCTGTTGACCAACCGATAACATCTAGAATGTTTTTCAGTGGATCAATAAAACTTTTTGTGAATTGTTTATCGTAATCTATATACCCATCCAAGGAAAGTTCTTTTGGTAAAACTGTCTTAAAAGAAACAACCTGATCCCCACGAGAACCACCAATTGGATTTGGTTGCTTTAGATAAACAAACTTTACTTTATCACCCTCGAAGATTGTTTCATACTTCCGTGTGAGTTTAAGTTTCTTCATGAAGTGATTATATATCAAAGCACCCTTCACTGCAATAGGCGTTCCCTTAGAATAAATATCAGTGCTGCTAGAATATTTTTCTAGATTTGAAACACCGCGAGGAAATGCTACTGATTCCACTTCCGTTTTATAAAAAGTTTCTTTAAATTCGACGATGAGGTTTTGTACCGTCTCTTCATCTGTCGTGAGAATGAGTCCGATACATTCTTTGAGTTTTTCTCTGACGATAGCTGGTGTCGAAGAACGGGTAGTTTCAATTCCCATAATTTTGAGTTTTGGTTTTTCATACCGCACACCCTCGCTGTCCCACACATTCAACATATATCTTTTCTTTGCTGTCCATATACCTTTTTCCGCGATGACCTCGCGTCCCATTATCATTTTGTTTTGATACGCGTTCATAATCTCAGCCAGATCTGCGTACTGTTTGTCAATAAAAGGCTGAATAATTTTCTCAGACGCTTTGTCAAGAAAGTTAACAGTTTCTTCTGTGGTTTTATTAGGAATAAACTTGTTAACCAGTTCTCCTAATCGCAAATACACGGAGTCCGTGTCTGATGCTACCACATAATCATAGTTTGTAGTTCCAATATGCTGATTCAAAAATACATTAAGTTTATCTGCAATCCATCGAATACTCAATTGACCAGAATGCGTAATTGCTTCTGCCATATCTACATCATAGTATCTAAACCATTGATTTCCGATAGCACCATAAGCAGAGTTCAATTGAATTTTACGAACCATCTGGAAGTTATTAAACTTTGCAATCTTATAATCCAGTTCTTTATTGTCTGGATCCTTTTCCTTCTGCTTTTGACATTCGATCATTTTCTTCTT